CCCTTCTGGTCGGATGGGGTAAACATGAATTTATGCAGGAACCACGTCATGTACTTCCGGAAGCAAGTGGAGACAGAGCTGGATCCGGAAAATTATCCGGAGGAGTATTTCCTGGAAATCCCAGCTGAGGTAAGTGTCCATTATATGGCAGATCCGGACGGGATCCGGAGCAGGTCAACAGCTGCGCTGGAGGTTCTGAAAGAAAATCAGGACTTCCAGTACCTAAGAAGTAAACTCAGCGGAGACCTTGACAAAGAAACCAGTCAGTGCATGAACCCAGTACGCTATGTCCTGGGAATGGAAGATGCGATCCGGAGGGACGATCTGGTGGTAATGCGAAGATGCCAGGATCCGGAATATTACGTCAAATATTTGAGAGAAAGTCGGAAAAAGCTGGACGAAATCCTAGGATCGTCAATTTTGGAACCGAAGCTCCGGGAAGGACAGCTGACAATATGGGATTTTATAGGAGGACAATAGTATGCACACAGAAAATGAGTATCACAGAGGAGAGATCTTTTTTATCAATGAGGGCGAAAGCTCCGGAAGCGAACAGGGGGGGCGAGACCTGGAATCATAGTAAGTAATGACGTTGGAAACAAACACGCTCCGATCGTGGAAGTAGTGTACCTGACATCCAGGGAGAAAAAACTGATGCCGACACACGTTAGGATCAAGAGCAGTCCGATCCCTTCCATAGCGTTATGTGAGCAGATCGAGACGGTATATAAAAAGCGGATCGGAAAATATCTTGCAAAAGCCACGATGGATGAAATGAAACAGATTGACAAGGCACTTGCTGTCAGTATCGGACTTGGTGGAAATATGAAGATGTCCGACTATGTGAGAGAGTGGGCGGAGGCGTTCAAAGAGCCGGATCCAGATCCGATCGAAGAAAAAGCGATGCAGATCCTGGAAACAGCGAAACCAGTTCCGATCCAGATACCGGAACGCCTTTTTGACAAAGAGAGGATCAAAGAGCTGGAGAAAGACCTGATCCGAGCGGAAGCGGAGCGTGATGTATTCCAGAAACTGTATAAAGAGCAGTTAGCAATCAGTTAAATGTGAGGTAGAGGACATGAGAAGAATCAAACGTATGATTTTTAAACATTTCAACTGCATTCCATGGTTCATCGTGGGAATACAGATCCTGGTAGACGGAGAGATCAGCCGCTGGCAGTATGCTATGTGCTGGATCTGCACTCTGGTAATGATCTGGGTGTATGCACCAAACAGACCACAAGTGAAGGGAGGTGGGAAAGTTGCTGACATTGACGATCGAAAAAAAGTGGTTTGATATGATCCTGAGCGGAGAAAAGACAGAGGAGTACCGGGAATTGAAACGGTACTATGATTCCAGATTCAGAAACGCCGCCATGCTGAAAAATCAGGAATACCCGGCAAACGTTTCCGAGTTCCGGAACCTGGCTGCAACAGTGGATCAGGACATCGGAACCGTGAGGTTTCGGAATGGCTATACCACGGATGCTCCGTACTTCCTAGCAGACTGCAAACTGACAGTCGGGGAAGGAAAACCGGAGTGGGGAGCTCTTCCTGAGACAGAGTATTATATTCTGAAAATGAAAAACGTGAGGAGGAAATAGCATGTATTACGATTATCCGGAAGAGGAGTTTTACCCAGAAAGTGAGTATCAGGAACAGAT